CGAAGAACACCCCGGCCCTGCTTTTTCATACACATACGCAGTTGGGCAGTTTCTGGGTTAGGCTTTAAACGCGCTGTGTGGCGCTCTAACGGACTTTGAGAGATTGGGTGTTGGGTTATGGCTAATCAACCTAAGCCGGCTGAATTGAGGCTGCTACAGGGGAATCCGGGCAAACGGCCTATTCGCACAAATGACGGTATCGCGCCGCTCGAGTATGGGTATGTTGAGCCGTTGCGACCGTTGGGCGAGCATGGTGAAAAGTTTTGGAAATCGATTTTCGGTGTTGGGGAATTGTGGATAAGTATCAAGACTGATACTCAACTGGTGCAGCTCATTTGTGAGCAGATTGACCGGCGCGAATCGTTGCGCGAGTATGTCGCGGCCAACCCGGATCAATGGCACATGACTAAGCAGCTCAACGATGTTGAAGTTTTGATTGTGAAGAATCTGAGCCTCTTGGGATTCACGCCAGCCGACCGCACCAGGCTCGGGCTGATTAGTACTAAGACAAAAACTAAGTTGCAAGAGTTGATGGAGTTGAAAGCCAAAAAGAATGGCTAGTTGGCCGCCAGCCTGGATTACGCCGGCTGATGCTGAATCGATTGGGCGCGGTGATGGCGACATTGCGGCCCTATTTGCTGAGTCATTTGGCTCGGTGGGTAAAGATGGAGTCGCTGGTAAAGCCGGTGAATCGTTGTCGCTGCGTGATTGGCAGAAAGAGTTGCTAGGTCATTTGTATGCTCGCGATGCTGATGGTGGTTTGCAGTTTCAGACGGCGCTGATTGGGATGCCGCGAAAGAATGGCAAGAGCGCGCTCTCGAGTGCAGCGATCGGACTCTATTCGCTATTGGGCGAGGGTATCAATGGTGGCGAGGTCATCGTTGTCGCGGCGACTCGCGACCAGGCTCGCATTGTTTTCGGTGAGTGTAAGCGCATGGTTGAGCAGTCTGAGCTGAAAGACATGGTGCAGGTTTACCGCGATAGTTTGTTTGTTTCCGAAACTGGCTCGGTGCTGAAAGTTATGAGCGCCGAGAGTTGGGCCGCCGAGGGCCTAAACCCTAGCCGCGTAATCATCGATGAGCTGCACGCGCAACCTAACCGCGAATTGTTTGATGTTATGTCGCTCGCGATGGGTAACAGAGGCAAGATTGGGCAACTGGTTGCGATCACAACCGCTGGCGTGAAAGCCGATTCGACCGGGCAAGACTCTATCGCTTATTCGCTCTATAACTATGGCAAGCGAGTTTCGACCGGCGAGATTGATGACCCGAATTTTTTTATGGCCTGGTGGGAAGCTGCGCCAGAGGCAGATCATCGCAACCCTGAAACTTGGGAATCCGCGAATCCAGGTTTTGACGACATTGTTTCTAAAGCCGATTTCGAGTCTGCAGTAAAGCGCACACCAGAGGCCGAGTTTCGCACTAAGCGCCTAAATCAATGGGTTAGCTCGCAGATGAGTTGGTTGCCATCGGGTGTTTGGGAATCGTTGGCCGAGCCACAACCGCTCGACCCGGATGCCGAATACATCTTGGGTTTCGATGGGTCATTTAGTGGCGATACAACCGTTATCGTTGGCTGCTCTATTCCGACTGAGGATAAGCCGGCGCACATTTTCTTGGTCAAGGCTTGGGAAAAGCCGGTAGATGCTGATGACTTATGGCGCGTGGACATTCAGGATGCTGAGTTTGAGATTGCTAAGTTTTGTGGCCGGTACAAAGTGCGCGAGGTAGCGTGCGACCCTTTCCGTTGGCAACGCTCGATGGAAGTGTTGCAGGATCAGGGCATTCCGATCGTTGAGTATCCGTCTACATCGGCGCGCCGCATGGTTCAGTCATGCGCCCGTTTCTTCGATGCTGTAACTGAGGCCCGTCTAACTCATGATGGCGATCCGCTAGTTGCCAGGCACTTCACTAACGCGGTCATCAAGATCGATAATCTAGGGCCGCGCATCGTGAAAGAAAACCGCAACTCTAACCGCCGTATCGATGCTGCCGTTGCAGCGGTGATTGCTTATGACCGCGCATCGGCTAAAATAGAATCGCAGGTTGTACCTGAGTTCTTTATGTAAAGGCGTGTAGATGATTGCAACAATTATGCAAGCAACCGGCGTGGCTGTTGTCGCCATTGGCGTTGGGCTTTGGTTTGTGCCGGCTGGTTTGGTTGTCGCAGGTGTTGGCATGGTGCTTTTCGGTATGGCCATTGAAAGAGGCGCTAAATAATGCTAAATAATCTTTTCGAGCAGCGAGCTGTAAGTTTCCAAACCGTTTGGGGTTCAGGCATCGAGGCTGGCATTGAGTCAAATGCTGGTGTTGCCATCAATGGCAAAAACGCTTTCGAGATCGTGGCTTTCTTTTCAGCGGTTTCACTTATCAGCGACACCATCTCAACTTTGCCGGTGGATGCTTACATTCGCCAGGATGGTGAGCGCAGACCCTCGCGACCTAAGCCAGCATGGGTAGATCAGCCAGATGTTGATACAACCCGACAGGCTCATTACGGCGCGGTAGTCACTTCGTTGCTGGTGCATGGCAACTCTTACACTCGCGTATTCCGCGACAACAACGGCGAGGTTGTAAACCTAGTTGTGCTAGACCCTAATACCGTTGAGGTAAAGCGCAACAGTATCGGCCGCAAAATGTTTTACATTGGCTCAGAGGATAAGGCTCTTACCAGCGATGAGATCATTCACATCATCGATTTGGCTGAGCCTGGCTCTTTGGTTGGTATCTCGCGCGTAAGCAAACTAAAGGATGCGCTGGGCGTTGCTACGGCGCTACAGGCTTACGCTGCTCGATTCTTTGGGCAGGGTGCGACTACTCAGGGCGTTATCGAGTTTCCGGGCGCTTTAACCGCTGAGCAAGCCAAAAACTTGGTTGATGGTTTTGACTCTCGCCATCGCGGTTGGCGTAAAGCTCACAAAACTGGTGTTTTGTCGGGTGGCGCAAAATACAACCCGACTAGCGTGCCTAACGATCAGGCTCAGTTCTTGGACTCGCGCCGTTTCGCTGTAGAAGAAATTGCTCGCGCTTTCAACATTCCGCTGCACATGATGGATGTGCCAGGCTCGGCCAGTTTTGCATCGGTCGAGCAAAACGGATTACAGTTCATAAGTCACACGCTTAGGCCCATTCTCGAAAAGATTGAGTGGAGTTATAGCAAGCTGCTACCGAATCCATCGGCGTTCATCAAGTTCAACTTCAACGCGTTGCTGCGTGGCGACTTGCAGACCCGAATGACCTCATACAGTATCGGCACTCAAGCTGGTTTCATGTCGGTAAACGATGTGCGCCGCCTCGAGGATTTGCCGCCGGTAGCCGATGGCGACCAGTTCAGAGTGCCACTAGCCAACATTGACTTGGCTCAGACCTCAGTTATTGAGGATGAAAAGCGCGTGAAGATGGCTCAGATGCTTATCCAGGTTGGTTTCAGCCCTGAAGAAACTTTGACGGCGCTGAATCTGCCTGAGATTCCGCACACCGGTGTGCCATCGACTCAGTTGCAACCGGTATCGATGATTGACCCTGAAAATCCTACGGCGGTTTACTAATGCCGATTCAGACTTTCGGTTATGACTTGGTGCAGAATGTGCGCACTTTGGTTGTTGGCGCAAGTAGCTCGGTGCAGCATGTTTGCATTCACAATCACGATCACAATCAGAATAAAGAGATTTTTATTGGTGGCCCGGATGTGACGGTTGCTAACGGTATGCACGCGGTGGCCACTCAGACTAGCGTGGTTCAGTTGTTGCCAGGTGATGAGCTGTATGCAATTACTTCGCAGACTGGTTTGAATCTAAGAATTTTGGTGGTCAAATAATGCCGTATTTTATTGCTGAAGACCGCGAGGGTTGCGCTGCTGGCTGGGCTGTTGTAGATGAGGCTGGCGAGATTTTGGGTTGCCACGCTGGTAAGCAGTCTGCCATCGATCAGGCTGTTGCGTTGTCTATCGCGACTGATGAGCCGTTTGAGGGTGAGCGCGCGCTGGTGCTTGGCGATTATGTGACTTGGGTTCGCGGTGGCGAAACTTATTATGGCGAGATTTACCGCATCGATGGCGACCAGGCTGAGGTCAAAATTTATGAGGGTGAAGATGGCGTTTATGTTGAGTCGGTTTTGGTTGCGATCGTGCCTCTAGCGGATTTGACTAAGATTGCCGATTTGCCATCGGCCGAGCCTATGGATGATTCTGAGCCGACCGCTCAGGCGGTTCTTGCAGACATTGATGGCACGCTAATTACTTTGGATGGCGATCGTGATGAAAAGGTTTATGCCTATCTTGAGAGTTTTGACGATACGGACATAATCATTGTGACGGCTCGCCTCGAGTCTGAGCGCCAGGCTACCGTTTCTGAGCTTGAAAACTTAGACATCGATTTTGACCAGTTGATTATGAAACCCGATGCCGATACCGATTCGACTGAGTTCAAGAAACTTACCGCTGAAGATTTGTTGAAAACTTACAATGTGATGGTTGCGGTGGATGCTAGCGCAGACATTCGCGAGGCTTATTCAGGTTTGGGCATCACCGCTATTGCACCGGCTGATGTGCCAGATGTGCCTGAAGATAGGGCTATAAATCAGGATGCGCCAGCGTACATGCGTGCGGCTGCTAGGCGTGGCCTCGAGTACTATGCCGATGGTCAGGGTGGCGATGGTTTGGTTGAGCGCACTATTCGTGAGGCGCGCGACATGGCTGAGGGCCGCGTGACCGATGATAAGTGGATTCGTATCGCTGCCTGGATCGCTAGGCACATGGATGACCTCGATGCGCCGGATGCGCAACCTGGCGCAGATAACTATCCGTCTGCTGGTGTTGTCGCGCATTTGCTTTGGGGTTCAGGGCCAACTAAGCGAGCTGCTGAGCGCACGATGGCTTATGCAGAATCGGTGGTTGCTAGAATTGAGGCAGAGCAAGAAAGAGAAACTATGACTGCTAATACGCGTTCTAAATGGGTTGATGTTGCTTGGCGCATCAAGAGCCAACTCGAGGGCGGCGACTCTGAGGGCCGTTCGACTAGCAAGCAAGAGCAGCGCATTCATGCTACTAACTTTGAGATTCGTGAAACCGCCGATGGCATGGCTTTCACCGGTTACGCTGCCGTTTTCAATTCGGACTCTGAGCCGTTGCCGTTCATCGAGCGTATTGCGCCTGGTGCGTTCAAGCGTTCGTTGCAGTCGCGCAATGAGGTCAAGTTGTTGTGGAATCACGATGCCGGTGAGCCGTTGGCATCGGTTCGCGGTGGCACGCTGCGCCTAACTGAAGATGAGATTGGTTTGCGCGTTGAGGCTACTTTGGCCAACACCTCGCGCGGAAAAGATGTGGCCGAGTTAATCAGGTCAAAAACAATCGACTCAATGTCTTTTGGATTTTCTGTTATCAAGGATTCGTGGCAGGGCGAGGTTCGCACTCTTGAGGCCGTCAGGCTTTTTGAAACATCAATAGTTTCTTGGCCGGCATATACGGCTACCAGCGGCACGATCTCGGTTCGGTCAGCTGCACCTGGCATCGATGCCGATCAGTTGGCTGATGCGCTCATGCGCCTGGAGTCGGGCGAGGAGTTAGAAGAATCTCACGCGACCCTAATTACCGATGTTGTGG